TGCCAAATATCACACATACGTTTACCAACATTGATTATTGAGTCCTTTATCTTACGTATCTGATAGAAAACCATTATATCTGAAAAGTAAGCTAAACCTTGATCAGTATATTTAATACCTTGTGATACTAAATATTTAATAATATCATCTATCTTATAAATATATTTAGTAGTGCTGTAACATAATTGCTTTGCAAATACATGTAATTCTTCACATGTACTATCAAATTTACTAAAATATTCATTCATAACATTAGCATCAATAAGACAATCAAATAATTGATCTTCAGTTTCTTCAGATAATTCACTATCACTATGACAGACTTCCGTATCTCTAATGGGAACATAATAATCATCCTTCCCAGGTTGTCTATCTCGCCAAGCTTCTAACGCAACTTTAATCAATTCCGGTGTCATATTCTCAGGTGGTGGTGAATGCAATATTCTTCTATAAAAATCTCCATAATTATTTAATACTATCTCATCAACATCACCAGATTGTAAAACATTGCATCTACATTTGAGAATCGGTCTATAACATGTCTCACATATTTTAACAGCAGCCATTTGATTAGTTGCCATTTGACCTAAGTTTTGGTGTTTACCAAATTCCAAAGTCATATGTGAGAAATCTTCTAGAAAATCATATATATCTTTTCCATTCTCTTCAGTATAACTGTTTACAATCTCGACATCAGGAACTGATCGTCCATCACGTCCAGGTCGTGCTACCAATTTCTTGATTGTAATATTCCATATATTCATTATTTCACCCTCTTTAAGAGGTGGAATCTTACTTTCATCAACAAAAGTTGTTTTGATACTTGCACCATTTATTACTGATTCTTCTCTGTACTGTTGCCTTACATTTATATCCACAATATATGGAAATCTTCTTTGTAAAGCAAGAGGACAAGAGAAATAAGCAGTAGCATTCAATTTCTCAATATTCGTAGTACCAATTAGCATGATTGGCTTAAAAGGAATTCTTCCTTTATCTTCCAAATCTGCCATAGCTGCAACCATTGGCATTCCATTAACCATCATGATTATATCTGCTATAGTTGGATCCATTTGGCATGCCTCAGGTTTGTATTGAGCAATATCATCTACAAGCACACACCACTTAGAAACTCTATATCCAGACATAAACTGGTCTTGAGGATTCCTAGTCCAGAGACTATCAGGAGATGTATCCAGCTTATGAACTTTACCATATTGTTGAAACAAAATGAAAGAAAATTGCGATTTAGCAATTTTCGAATCACCTGCTACCAATATAGTAAAAGGTGGCTTACGTGGATGTTGTGCATAATCTTTAGATTTATATTGAATAGAAATTATTTTAATCTCTTTCAATATTTTACCTACTTGATCACGTTCTACACCTTTGTCCATATACTTTAACATATCGTTTCCTTGTTCTATCACAGTATCCAAGTCTTTATGAAACTGAGGTTCATTAAAACCTTCATCAGCAAAAGCTTCAGGACTTGACATTTTATGTTGGTCTATAGATACTTTTTGTGCTAGTTTTATCCAGTTGGAATATTCACTCCCTGAGTGAATAAATGGAGAGAATGATTTAAGCTTAATAGCTTGAGAACATCTCTCCAATACCCATACTACATCTTCAAATAATGTATAAACAAAATCTTCCTTAGATGTATATGTACGCTTCACCTTAAGAGCCTCATATTCAGTAAATCCTAATAATTTAGGATCTATATGTAGGAACTTAAGTATTCCGAATGACAGGAAGTAACATAATAAATCCTTGAGTTTTTTAACAAAAGGACTATTACGAACGTCTCTGTACCTATTGACAACAAGTCTAGCTGTTTCGACACACCAGTCGAAATCATTCATACTTGTTTGGACAGATCTACCAAATTTTGGTATCATAATCTTATCCGTCATATCTTTGAGTTGGTTATAGATCCATTGGCCCATATCAATGGCTCCTAAGATAACCGACTCTTTTGTTAATAGCTTATAAGCTATAACAAGGGCTTGTATAACATCAGAAGTTGTTTTAGCCTTCGACAATTGATTAAGAATCAATGGAATTGATTCAAAAACATTGAATATCATCTCAGTAAACTCCTGGGTCTGTTCTTCAGACAGACACGATTTCATCATTATATCTCTAAAGAAATACTTCACATCTATGGCTCCTTCTTGGGTAGCCTTTATCGCTGTTGCAAACTTAGAAAACATTCTAGTGCGCTTAAAACTCGGTATATTATTTAGTTGTGTCTGATTCTTTAAAACTATTTAACCCATAGGTGGGGGTCTAGGATTCAGGTACCCTATAAACTCCCTCCGGATTCTTACCTGAGGGCGTGAACTAATAGTCCACTACATATCACAAGAAAAATCTAATTGAATAAACTTATCATAACAACATTTTTATGAGGAATATTCTACATACGAGGATGAAATCAACTCGATGATCGCAGTAATTGTAAATATCGCAGTCTGAGGGATCACAATTATCTGGTCTTGCACATGTAAATCTATTAGTTATTGTCTCGAAAAATAATATATAATTAACATAAAATAACGCATAAAACAATTTTTTCTTTTTGTCGATAGTATTTATTTTTTATTTTCTTTTTCTAAACATGCATTTCGTATAAAATATACTTGGCAATTGATAAGAGGTGAGCCAATTATCAAATGTTACATATATTCGCAAACTAATATAAATTTA